TTGATGCTGTTCCGCCAGAGATAAAGATATCTTGTTTTATCTTTGTCGGATCAAAAGCCTGATATGAGTTTTCCATTAGTCACCAATCAATCTGCTGAATAAAACGCTGTATGTGGATACTGCATTAGGATCTCCTGCTGCAATTTCCTGCAAGCGCAGTCTTAATGATTCTTTGTAGGATTTACGCACTCTAATATCGCGGTCTGAACTTGAGTTGTACTGAGTGGTGGTGATTGCTTCATACTCATCGTACTCACTTACCATCTCACGCAAACGGTTTATAGTAGAACCAGTAAGGTTCGGTTCCGCAATCATCTCACGTAAATCGGCAAATGCTGCGTCACGCTTAATAGTATTTTCTGCCGCACTAGCAAACTCCATACGAAGTAGTGGACGTGCTGCTAAAAATTCCTTTGACCAGGCTTGCCAGTTGTCATTAACGATAGTACGTTGACGATCACTAACTACTCCAACAAGTGCCTCATCACGAATAGCCTTTTGTGAGTAATAGACTTGCTCATCCTTGGCTACTGAAACTTCTTTGAGGTAATCACCGATTAACTTCTTCTGGCGATAGCCTTCATTCATCAATGTCTGGTATGCATCATAGGTAAACTCACCAGTATTTGGAATCAAGAATGCTGAACCCTGTGGATACTTATTGACCAAAGCACGGTTGTCTTCTACCCACTTTGACGCTGCATTGCTTGACTGGAAGTATGGCAATACCTGTGGATCTGATTCGTTAACAGTAAATGGAACTTGATTAGGGAAATACTTCACCCAATCTCCCATAGCCTGACCGTATGGATCCTCAGATCCCTGCTCGGCGTACTTGTTAATCAGTTTGTTCCAGGTCTGCTTGAAGTTAACACTTCCATTATCCCGTGCCCACTCAGCCATATCTGATTTTAGAGATACAGATGGGCTTGCTGGAGCAAAGAAACCCGCAACGAAACGAATACCAAGAACACTTTGAACTGTTGACTCTAATGCTTCCTGATATGCCTTTGTCTCACCTGGAGATGCATCAGCACCTGGTGTCTTACCTGCTGCTTCAAGATATGTTACAGCCTTACGAAACGCTGAGGCATATTGTGACTCACGTTCATCCTTATTAAGAGTAGCAAGGAATCTATTAACGTGTGCTGGTAGCAATGCGTTAACAAGTGGTTGATCTTGTCCAATAGGACCAAGAGTTGCACGTTGCAGTGAACCAAGTTCTTTTCCAGCACGAGCCATAATAGCATTCTCGGACTTAGCAAGGCTTGGCACTAGAGAATAGATAGTCTTTAATGGTAATGCTGCTAATGGTCCAGAGAATGTTGGTGCCCAAGACTCAGGATCAAAGGATGGTGTAAGCATCTTTAACTTTGCGCTGAACTCTAGCGGTAGCGGTGCTACAAAATTATCTCCAAGACCAAATACATCTAGTGTCTTCTTCATCGCACCGTACACTGGAGCCAATCCAGGGTAAACGAAGTACGCTTCTCCCTGGTCATCCTTTTGTACAAACCCAGAATGGGTTACGCCTTCATAAGTTAGCGCTGCTTTCTGTATAGCCTCTGGGTTATACTTACCAGTACGATACAAACGACGATAAAAGTCCTCAGTTGCGCGATAGAAACGAGCAAAGTTACGTGCTGACCACGCTAACTGTGTACGAATTGCTGGGTTATCCACAAACGCAAGCGTAGATTCCAGTGCAAGTTCTTCAGATATACGTACAACCTGTGACTTTGCTGCATCTGTTGCTGCTTCACGTGCTACAGGGTCTGTAATTCCCTTGGTGTACTGCCTAATTAAGTCTTCTGCGTATCCACCAGGTACATTAAGGTCATCGTAGTAGCGAACTGCTGCGTTAATTACCAATGGTTCACGTGAGAAACGTGCGTTTGACTCACCTAACCAGGTCCATCCACGCTTAGATAGGTCAGTAAGGATGTTCTTGCTTTCCATTACTGGCATAAATGCAGGTCCTGCTACAGATGCTGGAAGATCTTCAATGTTTGTTGGTAGGTCTTCTAGGTTAAAGTCTTCTAAATCTATGTAAGCCTTACCATCTGCATCTACTTTACGGACCTTACCTAGTAAATCCATATTAACAGACTTGCCATCTTGACGACTGAAGAGATTCTTTAGATCGTCATAGACTGCTGCTGCGTGTTGCTGTGGTGTATAGCCTGGCTTTGTATATCGCATAAAGGTTGACAGTTCATCGCCAAATGATCCGATATATGGGGCAAACTGCTCCACAAATTCTTTTTGTGTAATCTTATCGTCGAAGAGTTGGATAGCACGTTCACCAATATCATCGGTTGCACGAATAATAATGTTCCAACCCCAGGCAAGTTTGCCTTGGTCATCAATAAGAGACTTCTGTGTAAAGCCACTGCCACTAATTGGACGCATTGAACTATCTTTTAATGTAAGTGCAACAGTCTTTCCGTTACGATCCGCAGTTGCTATCGCACGAGATGATGCGTTAAGCCCACTGATTGCATTAGATGCACCTTCGCCTGCTCCACGTAGTAGAGAATCTAGGTTTCCAAACTTAACAAAGTCTTTAATGTAACTTGGTACCTTCTCCAAGATATCAGCGTTAGCAACATCATCAATCTTAGAACCTATTAGAGCCTCTGCCATAATAAAGCGACGTTGACTTAGGCGCTGCTGTGATGTTAATGATTTATATGAAACACGATCTGTTTCTGTAAGAATACCTTTTTTAATAAGTTCATCAATGGCACCTGATTCACCGTTAACTGCAGCAAGACGAGTCTTGAAATACTCTTGATCCTTACGACGAACAACGCGGTTAATCATACCTAGGTCTTGTCCAGATCCTAAGCGAACCTTAGTTGCTGTGCGACGTGAACGAGCAGTCTTGAGAAGAGACTGACCATTGAGAATACCCATTGTGTAATCTTCAATAGCGTTACGTACTGGGAAACGAGGACCTGCGATAGTTCCAAATGTCCAAGCATCTACTGTACGCTCAGCGCCTTCTTTATATTGAACACCTAATACACGGCTTAGGAAGGACTCACGTCCTGCAAAACGTTGCATATCGCGCAAGCCAATAACACGAGAAACATTAGATGTCTGTGCGAAGTAAAGTGCGCTATCAATACCATCAACCTCTGACGGAATAGAACCATCAGCACTACGTGCTGAGTATGTAGCACCTGTAAAAACTTCATCTGAGATAGCCCTGAGTAACTTGCGTCCACCCTCAGTCTTATCTAATCCAATAAGGTTTCCAACTGTTGATTGGATACCTTTCATCATCAACTTGCGTTGACCTAGATCAGATGATGAGTAGATCTCAGTAAATGCTTTAGCGTGGTATGAACCTAGAGCCATACGTGAGTAATTGAAAAAGTCTCTTGCTGCTGTCTTTGATGTGTGGTCAAAGGCTTCATCGTCTACCAGGGAAGCAATAGGCGTGAACTTAGCCTTGACTCGATCAATGCGATTAGCAAAGTACTCTGGAGTAAATCGTTTAATGTTCTGACGTGCCGCAAGAATATCTTGACCAAGTGCAGCGCCTGCTTGTACTGGAGATAGCGTCTCACTACCTACAACAGCCTGAAGCAATGATGCGTCATCTGTTAGTTCCATTGTTTCGATAAGAGCGCGAGAGTCCTTATCTAAATCAAATACACGTCGTCCTGTAGTTAGCGCAAGTACTCGCGCCTTACGTGCAGGTGTCATACGTGGCGCTAACTTGATGCGAGCACCAGCCTGACCATAAAGCATAGGCTCAATCTTCGAGGCATCTGATAAGAAAGCCTTAGCAGTGTCTAAATCCCAAACACTACCAAACTCTTTATCACCAAAAGACTTAAAAGAAACAATGAAGTCATCGCTTAGTTCTGGAGCAAGATCATTTAGCGCTGTACGTGCTGCAACAATATCTTCAGTCTTACCTGATTGCTTTGCGGAAACATACCTAGTAAAACGCTCTGTGTAATCTGTCCATAAGTTTTGTACATTCTTTGTACCAAAAATATCTGTAGTATCGAAATACTTAGATACCTTCTCAGCGCTACCAAGTTTTGCTGTTGCTGCATACTTGCCAGTAATTTTAAGAGCCTGTGATCCACCAAGGTAAACCTTGCGTGCCTTGCCTAGAGCAAGTGTTGGATCTAAAAAGATTCGGTAGGTTGCATCTGTTGCACCTGAGATCCAAGAATATAATGGACCCTTACCCTCTAAATCTTGAGGTAAAAATAGGTTTGCTAACTGACGACCTGGAGAATACTTAGCAGCGTTTACTTCTGCTAGTGCATCACGAAGTAGCGGATCAATAATGTCGCCTGTTTCGCTCTGCTGTGCTTGAGCAGCAATCTTCTTTTCTTCTTCGTTCTGTGCTTCTGCGAAGATAATTTCTGGAGCAACACCTGCTGAAATACGCTTGGCTACGTTTACACGTGCTGCACCATAGCGAGATACTGCGGTGTTAATGCGGTCTTGGATGAATACGTTCTCACCATCACGACCTGCTTTGCCCCAGGCATCACCAAAGTTAATGTTCTCATTAGCAGCGATAGCACCAGTACGATAGACGCGAGTCATAGTATCTGATGCGTAATCGAGTGCATCAAATAAAGTCTTTGCTGCTACCTTAAAAGGTGTGAATGCGTAGTGAGCACCTGATTCTAACCAAGAACGGTTAGGCTCATCTGAGTCTGGCTTGTTAGTACCAGTCAGTGCTACTAACGATTGCTTCTTGTTGTTAGGCAACTTGCTAAACTCATCGTAGGCATACTGCTTAGGCAAATCCGACAAGCGCTGGTGTTCAGATAGCGCTGAAGCAAGACCATCAATTTGACGAGTCTGCGATGGATTAAGACCTGCACGAAATGCAGCCTGTGCAAGATTAGAATTCTTTGGCGTTTGTGCCATTACAGACCTCTGGATACGGCTTGCTGATAAAGGATTGCTATTTCACCATCTGTATCGTATGGAAGCATTTGAGAAAGAATGTCAGATAGTTTTTCTGACTGTCCTGCGTAACCCATTACCTCTGGTCCTGGGCCTGGTCCTACTGGAACACCTGAAGTTACTGGCTCATTAGGGCGTTCGGTTGGTGCGTATAATTCTGTGATAGGTGCTTGTGGCGCAGCCTGTGCTGCAGCCTGAACTTGACCTGTAGGTAATCCGCGAACATCTGCTGTTCTAGCGGTAGGTGCTCCTGCTATTTGTTCTTGCATAGCCTTACGGTCACCATAATTTTGTGATGCTGGTAAATCTGTACGAACAGAGAATTTGCCAGGACCTGATACGCCCCTGATTGGGTTATCTGCCATCGGTTTCCTCCTCTATCGTTTCTAAATCATTTGTAAATTGCTCCCAAGCCTTACCGACTTTAGAGTTTCTATTAGCGTTGTAGATTGCTATTTCCATAATCTCTTCTGTAAATGTAGATACAGATGATGCAATGTTATGAACAAGCCCTGAGATGGTTACTAGGAAATCAGCGAAGTGTACTGGACGCGGAACATCGTTATTATTATCCACGCCCAGTACCTTTCATTAGAATTATATTATCCCTTTTTTACCGCGTTGCCGCGACGACCTGCTGGCATCATTGATGGTACTACCTTGCCTGGTCCTGCTGGCTTAGAAGTATCCTTCTTGCCCTCGACTGGCTTTGACATTGGTGCTGCTGCACGTGATCCTTTGTTCATATTTACACCCCCTCTTTATGCTGCCCCGCCAATGGCGGCTAGTAGGTTTGCTATATCTGGACGTTGAGCAGCAGCAGGGGCGACTCCTGGTTGTTCTGGAGTTGGCTGCGAGGCAGAGGCAGGGAGTGCCCCCGCTGCTGGAACTTGAGGTGCACCCTGCATTAGTTCTGGTGCTACTGGCATCTCTGGCGCAGGTTCTGGCGCAAATGCCTTACCAATAATAGTTTCTAGTTGAAGTCCCTTTTGGCGACCTTGGATAACTTCTGCAATACGGGTGATGATCTGCGAAGGATCTTGACCTTGCGCTGCAAGGGCTGGAATTGCTTGAGCATACTGAGCAACAGCCACCCGCAGAGAATCGCGCATTTCTTCAATATCAACACGTTGTTCCTCCTGCGTTACGTTTAACTCCATTGGAATCTCACGACGTACATAGTCACGAGATACGAGTTTGTCTGAACGCATTTGTAGTAAAGCAATGATGGCACGGTTAGGATCCATACCAGACATAATGCCGTAGCGAACATCTACACCGTAGTTGCCATCAATTTGCTTTGATGGGATGTACTTCATATTAAACGGAGTACCATCATCTACGCCTTTGATTTCCTTTGGCATAGAACCAAAGATCTTCTCATCTACTTCGAAGCAAAGAGAAGCAAGGTCTGTAAACATACGAGCAAACTGTGCTTGTGCTGATTTGATCTGTGTATCAAAGCCTGCTTGTAGCGCTTGTACACCGCGACCTGTAACGATAGATGCATCAATGTTACCTGAGCGAACTTCTGGGTAACGAGAACCTAAACGTAGTTCACGTTCTAGTACGCCTGACTCTTGGAATACTCCAGGTGGTAGTTCCAAAGGAACACGACGGATACCTTGTGGATTAGCAGAACGCATAATCGCATCAGGACCAAGGGCTAACTCTTGCACATCTTGTGGAATAGCAATAGGTGCTTGGATAGATTTCTCTGCTGCTTGGATCTGAAGAACCGCAAAGCGAGCACGAGCAAGTTGAACTGATAGAACATCATCGAACTGTCCACGTGCTTCACCGTCAATGGATGAACGCATAGCAACGTATGCCATACACTTACCAATAGGGTTCGGGATGTTTGATAGTACTAGGTTCTTACGCTCTGGGATAAAGATTAGATCTTGGTCTTTGTCGTGGTAGCGAACTAGTGACACATAAGGTGAGCCAGGAGAATAAACATTCTTTGGCATAATCTGGTCATAGAACTCTGGGTACTGCATTGCAAGTGTCTCAGCATCAGATGCCATTACCTGCGTAAGAGATACGGTGCGACCAAAGCGATCAATCTCAGGATAAGTACCGAAAGGATTAAGTAAACGAATGCGAGGATTATTGG